TAACTGTGCGTTTAAGGATTATCCTACTTTTGATATTGTGATTTCTGCTGATGTAGTAGCCTCGTCATTGACTTGATACTCTCCGATATTGTAATTGTATAAACCACCTTGTGTTAATCCTGCTCCTGTTGAATAGTCATTATCTCTTAACATATAAATTTGCAAAAGACCTTCGTTTGGATATGTAACATCAAATTTCATATTCAATTCTATTGGTTGGATTGATGCATAGTTCGGTAAGTTTACTGCTGTTACTCCATAAATAGGTGTTCCATAAAGTTCTGGCTTAATACCTATCACACAAGCACCTCCATCTCCTGGACTTCCTTGTCTTGCTACTGTTAATTTAAGCCTTACAGTATAAACTCCTAATTCAGAAAATAAAATATCTCCATTTGTTTTGACTGTAACACCTCCTGCTGATTTTTCAATACCAGAATAGGTAATTGGTTGCCAATTATTATTTGCTACTGTAAAAGGTTGGTCAAGATAATTAGACGATGTAAGTAATATGTTTGACTTTTCTTCAAATTTACTTGCTAAAATTTTACTTGTAACATTATTCTGTACAATAGGAATTACATCCGTTGCTGTTACTGTTGTTACTTCTGGTAATTCTGTGATTGTTTTGTTACTCATTTCGTTTTATATTAAGTCCAAATTATTTTAAATACTTCTCCTGATGTTGTTGTGCCTAGAATAAATACTGGAGATATTCCTTGCTCTACTGGGTTTTCTGTTGTCAATAGGTTTTGTAAACTTGGATCTGTACCTTGTGTTCTACTGATCCCCTGATTCCATAAATATCCCTCACAACATTCGTTAGAATATGTTTCTCCATCTGTACATAAACAAGATGGTTTTCTTCTTTCGATCCCCCAAATAGGGTTTGCATTTGGATTATTCTTTCCCATTATTTTCTTTTAATTGGCACACAATTCGGTACATCTTTACCATTTAGTTTTTTACTACCTATCATTTCATATCCATCCCAACAAGGCTTTTTAAATTTGAATTCATTTATCTTTCTAAATAATTCTTCTAATGTAGCCAAAGCAACTTCTTCTTTATCGTGAATTTTACCACACATAAAAGTTCCATCTGGCATCCTATGTTCAAAACCATCAGGACAATCTTCATTTTCCCTAACATCATCTGCTGCTAAAGTTTGTAAGTTATTTGGGTTTGTATTCTTAGCCTTATCTGCGAAATATCCTTCTATTGAAAATCCCTTAACTTTTCCAGTCTTAACATAATCTTGCCAAATATCTTCATTATCTACCTTAACAGATCCCATCCAAGTACCTAAAGGAACATCCATTCCATATAACTTTGACTTATCCATTGCAGGATCTTCAACCATCCAACTTTCTACAAGTGTTAATCCGAATATCTTTTTATCGTGTTCTAGTGTTGAGTTACCCTGCTTACCAGTTTTTAAATACATTTGTGCTGCTTTGTTGACAGTATCTCTGCTAAAGTATATATAGTATTCACTTCCATCTTCATCCTTTCTGTAAATAGGCTTATTTGGAATTAACAATGGTCCTAACAATATCTTCTTTTCTTGATCTATTGTTTTAAATTTATATTCCTTGCTTTTCAAAGCAATAAAATCTTCTTCAATTGCAGGACTTTCTACTATACTAATAGCATCAATTCCAGTATCGAAATCTTCTTCATCTAAAAACAATTCAACTATATCTAAACTCATAATGTATTTTTTATATAACGTTTTAATTTACAAACTTGTGGTTTCTATTACATTTCTTTCTAAACTCTGTGCTGTTGTAACATTTCCTGCTACTACATATGCCTGAACTGGTGTGTCATTACTATCTCCTAAAACATCTGCTAATTGATTGGTTTCTGAATTACCAACTACATTAAACGAAGGACTTATAGGTTGAGGTGGAGCAGGAGCAGCAACNGATCCACCACCACCACCACCACCACCAGAACCTCCTATTGATCCTGCTACTGATTTGGTTTTCTTAATTGCTCCCATAACACCAGAAACTATCCCAACTGCTGTACCTGCATATCCTATCAATGCAGGAATTGCTGCAGGAAACCCTAACGATAATGTTTTAGCAAGACCAGTCGATACTGATGCACCACTTTCTGCTCCTTGTAATCCTGCTTCTGCTATTGCTTTACTTGCCTTAGATTTTATTGCTCCTAAATCTATTAATAATTCTTGTGCTGCTATTAACTGTTTAGCAATTAACGCTGCTTTACCCATTTCACTTTCTGCTCCAAATATCTGTTGTAAAGTGTCTAGCGATTGTAATTTTGCATTTCGCTTTGCTTCTTCATCTGCTTGTATTTGTGCTACTCTTTCTGCATCTAGTTCTGCTTGTGATAATTCAAGTTCATTGATCTTATCTTTATATTCCTGCTCTGCATCTACCCTTGCTTGTGTACCTAATGCGTATAATTCTCGCTTTGCTTCTAAATCTGTTAAGGCTTGTTCATTTTCTGCATCCAAGAATTGCTGTTGTAATTCCAACTTTCTAGCCTGATCCGTTTCTTGGTCTATTAATGCTTGTGCATTTGCCTCTTTTCTTAATTGTTCTGCATCTAAACCAGTTTGAACAAGATCATTTTGTTCCTGCAATAATCCGTTGAGGTTTGTTAACTGTTCCGATTTCAATCCAGTTACCTTTGCACTAATTGCTAACAATTCCGTTTCTGCTGAATACAAAGCATTTTTAAGTTCTTCGGATTCTCCTTCTAGTTTTATTTGCTGTTTAAGGTTGTCTATGTTTGCTTGTGCTGCCTTCTGCTCTGCTACTATCTGTCTTTTAAGAACCTCTCCTAATTCCTTGTTTGCTGCTATTCTTTCTGCTATTGAAATACTAACATCATCCCTAATTTGTCTTTGGATCTCTGCTTCCTCATCATATTTTTCAATCAACCTTTGTTGCTCTAATGCTACCCTTTCATAATTTTTTTTAAGTTCTACTAAATTCTTTGCTCTAGAAATTGTTTGCTTAATATCCAAATCTTCTATAACCTTGCTAACTCCATCTACTGTGGCTGTTACTAAAGATCCTACCTCTCCAACTGCCTCACTAAAATTATCTGCTACTTGTTTTCCTGCTGCTACTGCCTCACTTGCAACCTCAGACATATTCTGCTTTGTCTGTTTTATTTCTTTATTTAATCTTCTAATAGTCGCAGGATCTTTATCACCAAAGAATGATTTTTCCCAAGCCAATTGTACTTGTTTTACTGCCAACTGAATTGCATAAAATGACATCTTTAAAGGAGTGATAGCAATAGTTAAAAGACCACCTATAACCTTCTGTAAAGCATCAAATCCTCCAGTCGCATCGCTAACGGAATTAAACACACTAATTAATGTATCTGAAACCTCCTTGAATACAATTCCAATTGCAGCGAATACTGTTTCTACTGCATCTGCTACTTGTTGGTTTCTCATTAATGCTTCGGAAACCTTGTCTACTATTTTCATTATAATACCAAATCCTGCTGCTTTCATAGCAAGACCAACACCCTTGAAACCTTTAGCCAACTTATTAGTAGATTTTGCACTGGCTTCTGCTGCCTTCGTTGCTTTTTTAAGTTCTGCTTGATGTGTTTTACTTTGTTCTGCTTGTGCCTTTTCAAGATCCTCTATGGCTTTAGTCATTTTATCAATGCCTTTTAGAGCATCGGTAACATCTGCTTGTAATTTTATCGTTTCAGTAGTTGGCATAATCTATTTTTCTTTAAGCGTTTTTAAGGCTGTTTTAAGGTCTTTTAATTTGTCAGGGTATTTGTATTTACCTTTTGCGATTTGAATCGTTAGAGAGTCTGTGTGTTTGATTAAGGGCAATAAGTCTAGTATGTTTTTTAGCATCTTAAAATATATTTAGTAATTCCATTGTACTTTCTCCAGTTGTAAGGTCTGCTGTAATCTTGTTAATTGTAAACTCTCTATTACCAATATTTACTTTATCTGCTAATGAGAAATTTAATAAAAATTCTAAAGGTAGTTTTACCTGAAACTTAAATAATCTATTTCTAGAATCAAATACCCTAGTAATATAATTCTGATAATAATTCTGGAATAAACTGTTGTTATTACCTCCATAATCTGTCAAACTCCAAGTGTTAATTTCTGATCCAAAGTTCAAAGAAATAGTTGGTGCTACTGTCGAAGATCCTAAACTGTTTGAATTACTAATTGTCCAATATCTGCTAAATGGTTGTCTTTGTCCTGCTGCAGGTTCTTCTTTTACATCTTGTGGTCTAAGTCCGTTTATCCAATTTATTGGAGTGTTTGATCCATCTTGATATACTGCGTAGAATAACAAAGGCTTACCAAACGAGGCATTTAAGTTATCATCTAAAAATGTTCCTTGTTGTAATGTGGTTAATGCTCCTGAAGATTGGTCTTGCATTCTTTCATAAACCATATGCTCAAATGGACTTTGTATTTTATAAGTTCCTTGTTTAGATGCATCGGCTACATACCTTAATTCTCCATATTTACGATTGTTTATTTGCTCAAATTTCTGTGCTAGAATTGTCTTAGGTTCTGAATAAAGAAAATTCACTTCACTAAATGGTAATGCTTCATCTACTGAATGCTTATCAGAGTGTACAGTTTCGGTTAAATCCCAAGTCTTAGTACTTGCTGAATAAAATTCATCTAAAGGTTTAACTACTATTTCTCCATCTTCAAAAAATGCTGTCAAATTATAAGTCTTAAANAACCCTGTTAAGAAATCTAATGTNTTAATTTCTGGTAATTGTTCCGTTGGCACTACATCTACTTCTAAAACAAAAGTACCTACGTTTGGTGTGTAATTTGCTGCAAAACTATAAGTGTTTACAACAGGAACACAGTTAACTTCTCCTATTCCACCTGCATTATTATATAAACTAGCAATTCTAGTTTGTGCCTCCATCTTAATATTTAGGTCAAACTCAAATGCTTCTTCACTTTGAACTATTAAAGAATATTCTCCATTAAAATTATCACTTACTAATTCAGAAGTTTGGATCTGGAAACTACCACCTACTTGATTTCCTCTTTGCACAACTATCTGCGTAACACCTATTGCTCCAACTTGTGATGCCATAACAACATTATTAACGTTATCATATATCTGCCAATCAAAAGGAAAATTTGAGGCTGCTGCTGTTGGTGTAATATCCCAAGTAGTTCTCCATCTTCTAGGGTCTGATGGAGGAACATAAGGCTGTGAACCTAATTGAATCCCTACTGTCAATCCAAACATATTAATTTCATAAGGAGGCTCACATTCATCTTCACAATCTTGTTGGCATTGAGCATCAAATGCTGCTCCAAAAAAATCACAAGAGTTTACCGATATATCTGAACAAGTTGCACTCTTATAAGCAGTATCTAATCTACCACCACCTGTCATAAATCCCTTATTTCTAGACATCCATAAATACAGATTTTCTGTTGCTGAGGTAAAAAAGAAATCGTTACTAAACTTTAAACCATAAGTTTCTTCAATAGCCTTTAAGATTAAATCTACCTTAATTGCAGGTTTCAAATCATTGTAAAAAACACCACTTTTATTCTGACTACTATTACTCCATAAATTTGTGTAATTCGTAACAGATGAACTAGGACTTGATACATAATTAAATGCTACTGAATGACTAACCAAAGGGTATATAAAAGCATTTTCATAAAGAACACCATCTACTGTTTTATCTAATCCAATATTCATTCCTTGCCTTGCAGATTGATTGTCATTTGTAAATAAAAACCCTGCTGAATTTAGCCAAGTCAATTGGTCTAATTGGTCTTCTGAAATTACATTCTTCAAATCTACAGTCTCTCCTAAAAAAGTAATATTATAGAACTCGGGATTTCCATCTCTCATCTTTACAGAATTGAGTGTAATGAATCCTTTCCTAAAAGGTAGGTAGTTTAGTTCTAATACAGCAGGACTACGAAAGTTTGAATTGTACCCATCTATGTCTGGATTATACCAATGCTGAAATAATCTGTTATTTATGTCCGATGCAGGTAACGTAAAAGGTTGTGTAAAGTCTGTTCTTACTTTTTCAATATCCCTAATATCTTGCAACGTCATAGTTAAAGAAACTTTCTCATCCTTATACATATCCACCTTAGTAAGTGTGTCTGCATTGTTGAATTGACTTTGTATGTATAAAACTAATTCTTGTGCCATTATCTAACTTGATTTACTTCATCGTGTGCTGATTGAAACTCTATCTTATAGTCTATTACCTTTTCTTGTAAATGGGTCTTGTAAGCCAACTGTTTGGACTTTAAAACAACAGGCTCAATATCTAAAGGAATTGAATTATCTCTGTCTTCTATGCTTTGCCATTTCGTTACCCATATCTTTTGGCTTAAAAATAATTCTGTCAATGTTTCGTTTTGTTCCTCTGGAATAAATCCTGTNTTTAACGTGTATGATTTTCTTCCTTGCTCTCCAAATGTTACATATTGATGTGCATCTACATTATAACTTGGATCATTCCCCACTATTCCTGTTGGTATCTGTAACAGGTTTCTTTTGAACGTATCTCCATTTACTGCAAGTGATTCCTTTTCTGCTCCCATCATCCAAAAATTCTCTAATGCTCCGAATGAGTTTATAAAGGTTATTTTGTAAGGCATAAATTTATCCTTTACTAAATAGTTCACTTTAAGATATTCTACTTCGAAGTTTAGTTTTGTTCTAATCCAAGTTGTCGGATGGTTATTTTCTGGACACCAAAATACTGTTCTTGTTGGATTGTCTGTTACTGATTCAAGTTCTCCTTGTTGGTCATCTTTTACAAAATCATCCCATTGTGCCTCTGTTTGTGGCTGTGTCGTAGGGTCTATATTATCTACATACTGAATGTATTGGTCTGAACTTGTGCCATCATTTGTAACTATAACAGTCTTTGCTAAACCTGTAGGGTCTCCTAATCCAATTCTTTCTCCTGTGTAAAAATTAACCTCTACACTTGTTGTCGCTCCTGCGTTTGGTTTCGTTACAATAATAGGTATCTGTATTGGCTCTGACTGTGGCACTTGTATCTCCCTAGCAAACATACCAAATGTCGTTTCTCTATATGTAGTGCTTGTTCCTATATTCTTTGATTTTACTGCAGGATTAACTCCCTCGTTAAAATATCCAAAGCCTTTTGAGAATGCATACTTTTCTGGTAATTCAACTACTGCTCCAATTTGTACATTTGCTGCATCAAAGAAAGTAGTACTTGCAAATAAATAATAAGTATCTGTCGAATATGTACCATCGTAAGTAACTTCTATATAGTCATTTACCAATTGTGCCAGATCCAAAACAATCAAATTTGAGTTACCAATAGGTGTCTTTCTAATCGTATATGCAGGTGCAGGAAGTGTTCCTACTGCTCCATTCCAAATAAAAACCTCAGTTGTTGAACTTGCTACTGCGATAAGTGNAACTGATGGTTGTACTCTCCAATAAAATGGACTCCTTGAAAATCTTAATACTGTGCTCATTTTTTGTCTTTAAATAAAATTTCTACATATTCTTTTAGATCCTCTCCAAATGCCAATGCTATTTCTTGTTTCATATTCTTAGTATATTTTTCAAATGGCTTTGTCAAAAACAAACTAGGCTTTATACCATTATAAAAGATCCCTCTTGCTATCATCCATTGTACTGACTTTCTTGGAATAAATCTTCCTTTCTCATCTCTTGGTGCTATACCTCGTCTAACTATCCATTTATCTAGTGCCTTTGCAGGTGGCATCTTGGTTGTGTACTTGTATTTTGTGTCGTACTTTTTCTTGATCCCTGATACTCCCTTGTCTAAATACTCTCCATAAACATTCATCGTTATACCAGTTGTAACTACACCATTTTCATCTGTTGTATCTACTGGTTGTAATGAGTCATTTAAACTACCACTTGCATTGTGGCTTCCATATTTACCACCNTTTTCTAGGTTCTTCTTTGCTTCCTTAATAATTAGATCCCTAATGATACCTATTGCTAGGTTTGTATTTTCTAGGTTTATGCCTGACATACATCAATATTATTTTGTACAAATACATCAAATGTATATGCCCATCCTGCTAGATCGTTTTCAAATCTGTCGTGAAATGGCTCACAAGTTCCATCGCCTATTAATTCAAACAGATCGGTTCTCATATTAAATCTAGCCATAGACTGATTCAATAGATTAACCACCTTTAACTGCGTGTTTAAGACATCTTGTTCATTATCTAGACCATACATTAAAATATCAAATTCTGTTGCATCTGGGTTATCTTTTGATTGCCATACTACATCCATAGCCAATACTGTAATATTGAACTGTATTGTGCCTCTCTGTAATACAGCCGAATTAACCATTATGTGCGACAATGGAAACATATCTTGTTTGTTGAGGTCTACTTGTGTTATATCCCCATAGGTAACTGTGTTAACATCTGGACTACCAAGTAAAAAGTCTTTTAGTTTTTCAGTAACCCTGTAAAATGCTGATGCTCCTGCGTTTGACATTATCTTCTAGATTTATTTTTATTCATTTTATTTTGCATTTCTTGTCTTTCTATATCTGATTTTTCTTTGTCAAAACATAATGCCAACAAGCAAGTGTGTACATTTAATTTNGTGATATTTCCAAATCTTTCAACAGATCCTCCAGAGAGGTGGTAAACTGAACTATACCATCCCCATTTTCTGTTAAACCCTGCTTTAAGGTCGAAGCCATCTCCTGATCCTCCTCCAAATACTTCGTCATAGTTTTCGACAATTCGATCCCTAAAGTGTAAAAAAAAACAATAGAATGGAATACTGCATCCATAGGCATCTGCTTCATTATTTCGTGAAACGTATCTCCATCGTAGTCTTTTAAAGAATATAAATTTTCCATCTTCTTGTCTATTGGTCTATAAAGTACCGACATTGCCTTGTGCATTTTATCCCAATCTCCTAAAAAATTATCTAGATCAATATATTCTCCGAATGTCATATCATCTAACTTAGGTATAAAACCAAACTCCACTCCTCCCATTGTNAAGGTTCTAACAAGATCCCCCTTTTCATTTAATACATTTGATATAATACCTACTATTCTTCTAACTTCCGATACTGGAAACTGCAATGCCACCTTGTATGGAACATTACAAAAAATTTCTAATATTTTCAAACTAAGGAAGGTTTCTTTTTGATCCCCTTCTTCTGCTGCTTCTAGGACTTTGATATAGCGTTGATACTGCTCTAATTTAATTTCAGATAGGTTTGAGGGTACTGTGATTTTAATATCCATTTAAAAGGCTTTATATTAATATAACGTTTTATTTACTACAATTCTAATATACTAGACATAAAAAAAGGCATCCTTTCGAACACCTCTTTAAACAAACTAACATTTATATCATACTTGCTTCAAAACAAGTTCCAGAACAAACACCTTTGTCGGTGTCCATTGGAGTTCCACATTCAGAGCATTCAAATTCTTTTTGCTCGTGAGGGTTTAAACAGTCATACCAATCCATTATACACATTCTTGAATTGAGTCTACTAATCTTTTTTGCAGGTATTCGTTGTGTTCTGCGTGTCCTCTCCGAACCATAGTAACCCAACTGCTAAGATCCCTATGCANGTTTATTATATCGAAGACTAGTGTGCCTTGTGGATGTTCTACATAAAATTCTCCATCCGATTGGTGCAATGAATATGTTTCGCCAACATAAACATTTCTAGCATCTCGTTTTAGTTTGCAGATTTCTGCCTCGTAGTAATCAGTTAATTGTGCTTTTGTCATTTCGTTCCTTTTTTAGTTTTTAACTGTCAGATTTGTCAACTTTTC